ATGCACTTATAAATAACGATCCAGATGGAAATATGATCTTGTGTCCTGCTCAGACACCAAGTTATGAGCCGATGAATTTTGAACCGATGAGGTTTGCGCCTATAGAAGATGGAGAATCACAAAGACACGAAGAGCCAGAAATCCCTCCAGCACCAGAAGTGCCAAGAGAGCAACCAGATACTTGTCCTCCTGATGGTGCGCCTGAAGTTGGGACAAAAGTAGAAGAAGGAACTAGACAGATTATTAGGTATGAATTGGTAGGAAACCGTTGTGTAACTAGATATAAAAAATTAAATGTTCAACAACAGATAATTGATGCGATCCCTACCGTTCCACAAGTTGTAAAAACTGGATCGATAACGCTCGTAGCCACTACAGCAGCACTTTCTACACCCATAATGTTGAAGGCGGTCAAGCCCATAATTAAGCAGATAGTTAATAGGGTTAAAAAGATATTAGGCAAGAAAATAAAACGACCAAACTTATCAGAAAGACGAACTACTTCTTATCGGGAGAAGAGGGGTTTGCCTCCTTTGAAGGAGAAGAAATAAGATGCCTGTGTGGTAAGACTTGACCCATTTTAGGTTTAACTACGATGTCTTCACAGAGATGGAAGTAAGGAGAATCAGCAGCAAATTCAATTCCGTCTCTTTTAAGCAGCCCGCATTGTTTCAAACGTGCGATGTGCCAATCTAATTTTTTATTTTCTACTAATTGCTGTTGATGTTCTCCTTGTAGCTTTGCATTTTTCAAACAAGTACGCTGAAATCTTCTATCAAGTGGCATTGAAAAAGTTAAACTTGCTCCGAGATTAAGTGAGAAATTATCCTTCTGTCCTGTTCTTGTTTGTTGGTGATAAATAATATTTCCATCATCATCATAAACTGGTGCATCATATAAATATTCTCTAGGTTTCTGGAACGTATGTGAGTCAGTAATGAAGGGTGAAAATGTAACCATTGGCCCCTGACAAACCACCCCACCACCGTATTGGTTCTGTATTAGGTTTCCTTGTAATGTCTGTATTGCCATATTGGTCAGACTAGCTGACGTATTCGCCACGGGAGCTGCAGTCTGTGAGGTATTAGCTAACGCACTTGATCCACTAAATAATATTATTGCGAGAAGACTGAGGTTGTTTCGGTAACACTTTCTAAGACTGTTGTTCGATTGATTGTTGTCATATTGGACAGACCAGGGCCAATGTAACTTTCTACGTATTGGAACGCTTGACCTGGATTTGCAATCGTGACGTTTGGTTTGTTGCTTAAGTCTGCACCTGTCCATGTATAACTTACTCCGTTAATCGTTTCGACTGTTTCGATTGGCGGCGGTGCAAGGGTTGCACCATCAATAGCAATATTCGTTCCATTGACCGAATAAGTATGCCCAGTGTTGAAATCATTAGAGACGATAGTTTCAGTAACATTTTGTGTGGTACGTGTAACTGCTGACATCGTACCAGAGGAAAAGTTAGGAACGACTGGTACAGCTAGAACTTGAGGGGTATTTAATATTAATAACAGCGGCAAATAGCGTTTCATTTATGGATGTCCATGTAATGTTTCCACATTAGAAAATGAAAAGTAGCGACAAGAATAAGACCTATAACAGCAAAAATAAGTGGAACGTGCATTACTTCACGGTCAGGCTTGTTACAACAGACCCAATAGCGGATGTGTTTGCACCTCCAGCCGTGAGTTCGATAACTCCAGCACTTGTAATTGTTCCAGCTAAATCACCAGCGACACCTCCTGACATCGTTAGAACCTCACCGTAAGCTGGCATGTCTTCAACCACTCCACTGCTGACATCCACACCTGAACCTATAGCATTTACAGCATCTCCTTGAGTCCAGCTTTCACTGAAACTGAACGCCGACCCTACAACGTGTTGGTCATACTCTCCGACATCAAGAGTTGCTGCTGTTGTAGCAGTACCAGCAGTTAGCTTCCCAAAGTGTGCATCAGTCGCAACTTTGATATTGGAACCTGATACTGCGTAAGTACTGCCTATACGGTTGGCATCGGTATAAGCTCCATTAACTGAAAGCTGAGTTGAAGTTGTGATGTTATGCGTCATGTCTGCGTTAGCAGGAGACGCTAATAGGAGTAGTAGGAAAAGTTTCTTCATGTGAGCTTGCCTGTTTGTGGGTCGACTTTTTTCCCTGTGATGGGGTCTATCTTAGGCTCCATTGGTACAAGTTTGATTGGTGTTTCCACTCTAATTGTTTGATAATTTGCTCCTCCTATTG